AGAATCAATTGAAAGCAAAGACAAGGCGAGACAGCTAAGCATAGACGAGATATGCGATGTCGGAGGATGTGGATGCTTCATTGATGAAGAATAGGCAGAAAGTGAGGAAGAATATGAAAAACGAAAATTATTTTGTAATACATGGATGGATGCGTAATGAATTACATCTAAGGAATAAAGAATTATTAGTATATGCTATCATTTATGGCTTTTCACAAGTTCCAGGTACTAAATACACTGGATCATTGAAATATCTATATGAATCATGTGGAGTCTCTAAAAGCACTATTCTAAGAATATTGCAGTCACTTTGTAGCAGGGGGCTTCTTACTAAAGAAACAAAAAACATAAATGGAATTACAGTCAATGATTATGCTGCTGTTATTCCTGAAGCAAAAAACAGCGACAATTCAGAATGTGAAAGAGTTGCTGTTGATGATTTGCAAGACATGCTAAATGAAGTTAAGAGGATTTAATACCATGTGTCAAAATGACACTACCGGTGTCAAAATGACACTGGGGTGGTGTCAAAATGACACTGGGGTGGTGTCAAAATGACACTGGGGTGGTGTCAAAATGACACTGGGGTGGTGTCAAAATGACACACCATAATAATATATATAACAATATAGATAATTATATATATAAATATATATCTTATCTCATTTAATTTTTAAAAAATTCAAATTAGGGAGATTGATGACTATGAAAATACAGGAAGAGCGTAATAACGTTGACAACTGGTTAAAAGTAATCGCTGATTATCTTCTGACTAGAGATGATATTAAAGACTCGCTGGATAAAGAAAACAAATCTCTTGAAGAGTGTGGTCAGTACATTCTTCAGGAAGCCAGAAAAAAGGGGTCACATGTAGCTATGACTGATGAAGAAGTATTTGGATTGGCAGTTCATTATTATGATGAAGATGATATCACTGTCAAATCCACTTCAAAAGCTAATGTCAAGGTAGCTGCACAAAAAGATGACAAACCACTTAAGCCACTTGCTGAATATAGAAAAGAGGTTGAGCAGAAGGACCCTGTTGACATCGATAAGATTGTTGAAGAGCGAGTCAAAAAGAAGCTTGCAGAAATTAAAGCAGCTGAAAAGAAGAAGAAGGAAAAGCGAAAAGCTAAGAAACCAAAGGTCAATCAGGTATCGCTGTTTGATCTATGAGAGATGCATCTTACTGGAAGAAGCAGGTTGCATTAGAGGAACTAACTGACATAGAAGAAATAGAAGATGGATTCTTTGATAGCTTTATTGAACGTGAATTCATCACTCAACATAGAATTATATTCTTTCATACTTCACATTTCAGCGGCAAGTGGATGTACTACTGTACTCACTGTAATAGCTTCCATGTTGTAGATATCAACTGGAAAGATGGCTCAGTGCATACCTGTGATGGATGTCATAGAAGATTTAAAGTTCAGCGTTACAGCAAGATTGAAACAGTAAAGGACTATATCGTTAAGTTTGAATCAAACAGACGTCATGAGCTTATCGTCAGATACTTTTATCTGATGAGAGATATCAAAAAGTCACAGTATGGCTACGATGAAATACATAGCGTAATGGAAATAGGAAGAATGAACAAGACCTATGAAATGGGCATCACGCGAAATTCATCAAGGACAATGCAAGGGTATATGGCTCATAACTTCTGGAACGCTTATGAGGACTGGCGAGAGGACCGCACTGGCTTTTGGCTCAGCTATCCAACCGATCATGTGTACAAGCCTAAGCTTGCAAAAGTGATGAAAGATACAGGCTACTGGTATTCAGGATTCAGCCAAGCACAGAAGTTAGGATATGGACTGCTCAACTATCTATTCACCTATGACAGATGCCCGGCTGTTGAGAGACTTGTCAAGTCAAATGCCACTAGATTTATCAAGGATATGAGAACGTATGTATATGATTGCTATATAAATACGCTCAACAAAGCAACCAAAAAGCAAATAAGCCAGATCATCAAAAATGATTTGGATCCAGGCGAAGCTGAGACTCTTGTAGACGCAAATGTAAGCAATCCTGATATAGAGCTCATAAAATTGATGAACGGTGCGCACTATAACGAAAACTATGAATCAGCAAAGAAAATAAAGCGTGTACTAAAATACATATGCACATGCAATGAGCATACGAAAAAGAAAATCAATTATAGAGACTACATTGACTATATCGACGCTATGAATCTATCAAGAATGCCAATAAATAAATACCCAAATGATTTTTGGAGTGCACATGATGAAGCTATAAAAAATCTTAAAATAGTTCGTAATGCTAAATATGACAAGATGATTAAAGAAAGAAGCGTTGATGCGGAATTGAATAAATTAATATACAGTTCAAAACAGTTTTTAATAAGACCAGTGAAAGAACTGGATGAATTGTTTAATGAAAGTAAAGAGCTTCATCACTGCGTGAGAACGTATGCTAAGAATGTAGCGTTTGGAGATACAAATATATTCTTTGTCAGAAAAGCAGATGATATAGAGAATCCATTTGTAACATTGGAGCTTAGAGACAATCGCGTTATTCAGTGCCGAGGGAAATATAATGCTAAACCGTCGGATGAAGTAATTGGTTTTGTCAACAATTGGTGCAGTATGAATAACTTCATTACTTGTTTTTAAAAAAATACAAGGCAGCAGTTAAGTGAGATGCGCTTTTATGTTGCTGTCGTCACTGATCGGCGCAGTCGGAAGCGACAGGGTACATTAAAAAAGATTGGAGGAAATCTTCCTTAAGTCACAAGAAAAGTTAACGTCTCCTTAATTATCAAATTTTATATAACATGCACATGCGTCACCAGTCACATGCGCATCTCATTTATCTGCTGCTTTTTTGAAAGGATAGAGAAATGAGAAAAAAATTCATCGTCGTATATGATGCCAAGACAAGAGACAAAGTGCTTGCATTTGGTACACCTGCCGAATGCGCAAAAATGCTCGGCATCTCTAGAGATACGATCTATAAGTATATATTCAATCAAAAACACCACGTAGTTTCAGGCTCACGCTACTACGTATACGAACCGGAGGAATAGGAAGATGGGAAAAGAAAAAGTTGTAATTGATAAAATCAAGCCGCAAATGGGAAACAGGCACATAACCTTTTCTGAACAGGCTCTTGAAGGATATCCTGATGGTGTTAGAGCACTGCTGATGTGCATTGCCGAAACAGGGTATCGAGCCGGCGAGGAAAAAACAAGAATGAAATACGCTGATTCATATAGAAAAAAAGCGTATTGGAAAAAGCAGGCGAAGAACTGGGAAAAGCTCTATAAAAACGAACTCTCCGAAAAGGAATCAAGAAAGCAGAGAGAAATAAAGCTTGCTGAAATCAATGCCGAAAAAGAATTTAATGATGGAAATGAAGATGGAACATATTCGTATGTTGAATATAAGCGCTTAAGAAATCAGTGCCGGCTCCTTCTGGAGAAAAACAAGCAGCTTAAAAAACAGTACAAGGATTTAAGAGAAAAAGTTCTAGATAGGGGGTATATGAAATGAAAAAGACAGTGATAACAAACTGCATTAAGAATTATTCAGAAGATTATCTTCGAAACATCAAAAAAGAGATTGATGTTGAACTGAAAAGAAGAAAAGAAATCAACAAGATAGCGTATAGAAATCAGTTCAATGATTTCATCGCTTATCTTAACGAACGAAACATGGAGATTGTAACAAACGACAAGACTGTCATCGGAAAAGATGAATTCGTGATTATAGAAAAGGGCGGGTGATTGTCATGAATGAATTAAGTGTAAGTGATCTTTTATCAAAGTTTCATAATGATGAAGTTGTTAAAGTATGCGTTCTTAGAAGCGACTGGAAAAGAACAGGAGTTGCTAGAAATACAATGATCACTACAGTTAAAGAAATACTGCAGAAGGGCAAGAAGCCTATTCTTGACGCATTTATCTATAACATCAAGAAAGAACATAATCTGATTGTTGTAGAAGCTTATGAGCATACTTTTTACGAGGTGAAATGATGATGGACATATCAATTGATGAAATCAAAAAATCGATAGAGCATTTTGTAAGAGTGTTGCGTTCATACGATATACAAAATCTTATTGAGAATGTAAATATTGATTTTGACTCCTTAAATGAACTTGGAATCGACAACAAAGCTAAACTTGTTGCAGTTCTGACATTAGGAATCGATGATGATAATCTCAAAAAGATAAAAGAAAAGATAAAAGAACGCAAGATAACAAAAATAATCGGTGCGAAGTATGATCCACCAATTAACAATGTGTGTGGCGCTATTGTTTTTATAGATAAGATAGGTTTCGAGGAATTCGCACTAATTTTAAGTGGTGGCAGATTAAAGGAATTCTTTGATTAATTTAGGCCATGATAAAAACATGATAAAAACATGGTTAAAAATAAGAAGAAATAATAAATAACTGTTTGTGTAGTATATATACACAAACAAAAATGGGGTGATATGAAATGGATCTAAATAAAAGAAAGTTTGTTAGAGAATATAAAGGAAAGCTTCCTTTTGTCAAGAATACGATTGATAAGTTTATTGCCAAGAGATTTAAGGGGCGTGATTACTGGCTTTACTGCAGACACGAATGTATGGATATAAATGTTCCTATTGAATTTACTAGAAATGTTTTTGCTATATACAATTTGATTGTTGAAGAAGATGAAGGTTTAAGAGGATACCTAATCGACGCAGTTTATGCAGTTGATGCTGATGTGTGCTCAATCAGCTTGTATGAGTCTGTTGGAGAAGCGATGGAAGTTCCTGACAAAGACAAAAGCTGTGACGCTTTTTATCATAACTCTTTGAGTAATTCGGAGGTTGAATGATGCTGGCTTTCGTTGTAGGACTATTCATATTGTTGTTTTCAGGAACGATTTGCGTAATCATCCTTGCAGTAATCAATTACATTGATTCATGCAGAATTCTAAAAAGAATTGAGGAAGAAGAGAAGAGACTAAAGTCTCAGCGTATAAAGGAGCTGAAGGAAATGTTTGAGGTTGATGAAGATGAAGAAGATTAAGACAAAGGAGCAGTTAACAAGATATCTCAAACTGTATGAAGATTATTATTGGGAGCTTAGAGCTCTGGAGTCAATGTCTCTTCCTAAATCAGTAATGCCAACATCTGAACTTGGTACTGGATCTTCTGATAAGGTCAAGTCACTCAATCATAATCTAGTAAGAAAGCAAGCAAAGATAGACAAGATGCTGGAGATTGAAGAGATTATTTCTCGTCTCGATAAAGACAATCATCAGCTGGCTCAGATACTTAGGTACAAGTACTGCTATTTCTATAAGCTAGAGACAATTGCGAAGATATATCGCAAGTCATATGCGACAATACATAGACTATACACATCAGCAATCAATGCACTACTGTTCACAATCAACGATAATGATAAGCAGTGAGCAATGTTGATAAGTTATGATAATCTGTGATAAACGATGATAAGCTATGATAACTTGTGAGCAACAGTGATAAGTGATTAGCTATCAGTTAGTGATAATATGTTATTGTAGAATAAATATAGAAGCAACAAGAAGAGCTAGTATACTCTTCTTTTTGTTAAGGAAGTGAGCTCATGTTCAAGCGTGATCCACAGCTAACAAGGTTTTACAAGTCGAAGGCGTGGCGAGATTGTCGTGATGGATACTTCAAGTATCGACATGGACTATGCGAGCGCTGCTTGAAAAAAAATTTAATCAGCGTCGGCAAAATCGTGCATCATAAGATATATCTAGATGCTAAAAATTATAAAAATCCAGAAGTGTCACTCAACTGGGATAATCTTGAACTTCTTTGTCAGGACTGTCACAACAATGAACATCATGGATCAAACAAAGAGAAGCGATATTCTTTTGATAAGAATGGAAGTATCGTGTACTTTGATTAAATTACAACACAATTCGAGCGGAAGAGAGAAAAATTTACTTGACACTCCCCCTTATTTTCAAAAATTTTTGAAGTGTCCTGGGGAACGGTGTGGGGGATGAATTTTCCTCTCTTTTGATTTTATAGGAGGTGTAGTCGGAATGAACGACAAGGAGCTTGAGCGTAACAAGCTAATCAAAAAAGAATACAACAAATTAAAAAAACTGTTCAAGCCTTTGCCTGAAAACAAGTTCAAGCTGATAGATGCCTTGCTTCATAATCAGGCTTTCATGAAAGTCATTCTGGATGAGCTTCAAGAGACAATCAAGCGCGAAGGAACGATTGAAGAATATCAGAACGGCGCTAATCAGCATGGACGAAAGCCAAGTTCAAATCTTCAAGCTTACAACAATACAGTAAAGCAATATAACGCGATAAATAAGCGTTTAGAAGAAATGCTTCCTGAAGAACACAAGCTATCAAAACTAGAAATGATGCGTAATGTCTGATAACTATATCCGTCAGTATCATGATCAAATAAAATCAGGTGAGATTGTTGTCGGCAAGTGGATAAATCTTCTATTTGAAATCATAGAGAAGGGTTTAGATGAAGAAAAATTTTTCTATGATTCAAAAAAAGCAAATAGAGCTATCACTTTTATTGAATCATTCCTGCATCATGCAAAAGGAAGTCTTGCTCCACAGCTGATCAAGCTTGAATTGTGGCAAAAAGCAATCATTTCTTTAATTTTTGGCATAGTTGATGATAAAAATTATCGTCAATTTAGAGAAATATTGATTGTTGTGGGGCGTAAATGCGGTAAGTCACTTCTTGCATCTGGAATTATGGAATATGTTGCCTATCTTGATGATGGCTACGGAAACGATATCTATTGTCTTGCTCCAAAACTGGATCAGGCGGATATCGTTTTTAGTTCATTTTGGCAGTCGGTCCAGAAAGAACCTGAGCTGTTGGCTCTTACCAAGAAGCGAAAGACTGATATTTACATCAGTCAGACAAACACGTCAGTCACTAAGCTTGCTTTCAACGACAAGACAGCTGATGGGTTCAACCCTCAGCTTACTGTATGTGATGAAATCGCTGCTTGGCCAGCCGCTAAGGGGTTGAAGCAGTATGAAGTTATGGCGTCAGCACTTGGAGCACGAGAAGAGCCACTGATCCTGTCAATAACTACTGCAAACTACATCAATGATGGCATCTATGATGAACTGATGAAGCGTGCAACTAGATTTCTTCTGGGCGATTCAAAAGAGAAAAGGCTCTTGCCGATTCTCTATATCATTGACGATATCGAAAAATGGAATGATATCAATGAACTGAGAAAGTCGCTTCCAAATTTGGGAGTTTCGGTTTCAGAAGATTTTATCAAAGAAGAAATAGTAAAGGCTATGGGCTCTCTTTCAAAGAAAGCCGAGTTCATATGCAAGTACTGCAACATCAAGCAGTCTTCATCTACGGCATGGCTCAACGCTATTGATGTGAAGAAGAATGTGTCTGATCATGCGCTAAGTCTTGAAGATTTCCGAGGATGCTATTGCGTTGGCGGTATCGATTTGTCAAAGACAACCGACTTGACAAGCTCGTGCATTGTCATTGAAAAGAATGAAGTGCTCTATCTTTTTGCTAAGTTCTGGATGCCTTCTGAGAAGGTTGAATACATGATTGCGAGAGAAGGCGTTCCTTATGACATATTCATTCAGAGAGGTCTGCTGAACCGGTCCGGTAAGAACTTCGTTGATTATCGAGACTGTTTCAATTGGTTCAAGTCGCTCGTTACCGAGTATGAAATCTATCCTTTAAAGATAGGCTACGACAGGTACAGTGCTCAGCAGCTTGTCCAATCAATGGATGAATTCGGATTCCATATGGATGACGTAAATCAGGGATTCAATCTAAGTTCAGTCATTCGAGAGACTGAGGGGCTTATAAAGAATGGTGATTTCAACATCGGAAACAACGATCTCATGAAAGCGCACTTGCTTAATGTGGCTTTGAAGAGTGATAACGAAATCGGAAAGGTCAAGGCAATAAAGATTGAAGAAAGAGCACATATTGATGGATGTGCTGCCTTATTGGATGCAATGACTGTAAGGCAAAAATACTACAAGGAAATTGGTGGGCAGTTGAAGAACTGCTCATAGAAAGGATATGATCATGGGATTTTTTGAAAGATTTATTAAGAAAAAGAATCAGGCATCAGCTGCAGTCAATGGTTTTTCAGCCGGAATGGTTGTTGGATATAGTCCTTCTTTTAGTAATTTTGACGGTGAAATATATGAAAGCATCCAGGTACGTAGAGCCATTGATGCAAGAGCAACGCACAATTCAAAACTTAAGTTCCATTTTACAGGCATCGAGTCTTTGAATATCGAACAGAAGAGAATCCAACTGCGACCTAATCCTTGGCAGACTTGGTCACAGTTCATTTATAGAGTCTCGACTATTCTTGACATCAGCAGCAGTGCGTTCATTCTTCCACTGCTTAGTGATGACAGTGAAAGAACTGTCGGATTCTTTACTGCACTTCCTGAAAAGTGCATGATTGTGCGTTCAAGAGATAACAATCTGTGGATAAAATACACGTTCCAGGACAATACTACAGGCTATATTGAAATGGAGCGTGCTGGAATCATTACAAGGTTTCAGTACAAAGATGAATTCGCAGGCACTGAAAATACTGCACTGAATGAAACAATGAATCTTGTGTCACTGCAGTCGCAGGGCATTGAGGAATCAATCAAGAACGGTGCAACATACAGGTTCATGGCTCAGGTCAATAACTTCATGAGCGACGAGGACCTTACAAAAGAAAGAAAAAGATTTAACGAAAAGGCGTTCGCCGGTGATGGTGGAGGCCTTTTGTTGTTCCCAAACACTTACAAAGACATCGAACAGCTTAAGAATGATGCGTTCGTCGTTGACAGTGATCAGATGAAAATCATCAACGACAACATCAACAAATATTTTGGCGTTAGTGAAAACATTCTGAATAACTCAGCAATCGGTGATGAACTCAACGCTTTCTATGAAGGAGTTGTTGAGCCATTTGCAATAAGACTTACTGAGCTTTTCAACAAGATTCTCTTTACTGAACAGGAGCTTATGGCCGGTTCATCAGTGATTCTATCATCAAATAGACTGCAGTATATGTCGAACAAGGACAAAAAAGCGTTCACCGAATCAATGATGGATAGAGGAATGCTTCTGATTGATGAAGCTCGTGAAATATGGAACCTTCCTCCACTTCCAAACAGTCTAGGCCAGATGTATACGCTTCGCGGCGAATACTATCTGATTGATATGAAAGGAAATATTGTAAAGAAAGCTGATTCCAATGTTGCAAAGAAAGGAGAAACGAATGGACGAACTGAAGATGAAGAAACTGAATAGTGGTCGTCAGTATAGAAAGATTGGTGTGCCACTAAAGACAAGAAAAAAAGAAGACTCGGATGAAAAGGTTGTTGAAGGATATGCAACAACTTTCGACAGCGAATATGAACTTTATCGATTCGGGAACACAACTCTGTATGAATCTATCGACAAGCGAGCATTCGATGACTGCGACATGAGCGATGTAATCATGCAGTTTGATCATACAGGATTCGTCTACGCAAGATGCCGAAATGACACGCTAAAGCTTGATATTGATGATCATGGCTTAAAGGTCACTGCAAATCTTGGCGGAAACGAAAGAGGACGAATGCTTTTTGAAGATATCGATAAAGGATACATCGATAGGATGTCTTTCGGATTCACCGTTGGTGGAACTGAAAGAACAATCGTTGATGATGAAGAATCAGGCACTAGAGAAGTGCATATTCGCATCACAAAGATCAACAAATTATATGATGTTTCAGCAGTATCAATTCCTGCTAACGATATGACGGAATTGTCTTCTCGTAGTCTTTTTGACGGAGTGATCAAGGAGCTGGAAGCGGAGCGAATGAGAGAAGAAAAAAGAAAGAAGCGACTGAAACTTATTATTGAAACTGAACTTAATTAGAAAAGGAGAAAAACATGAGAGATTTAAAAGAAATTTTAGCTGATTTAAAAGAATGTCGTTCAAAGTTGACTGATGATTCAATCACTTCAGAAGAGTTGGACAAAATTGAAACAAGAATCAAAGAGTTAACTGAAGAAAAAAGAAATGTTGAAGATGCCATCGAAAAAAGAAAAAAATTAATCGATGAAGTGGATACAAACCATGACGTTTTAGAAAAATTTGAAGAGCCAACTGCGCGTTCAAAAACATATGGTGCTGATTCACCAGAATATCGTTCGGCATGGTTAAAGGACATGGCTACACGAAGAAGCGGTGAGAAGATTTTTGGGGAAATGAACAAGGAAGAAAGAGCTGCGTTCACTTTCACAACATCAAATTCAGGCAATATCGTTCCACGAGTTACATTGAATAAGATTGTTGAATTAGTAAAATCTTATTCTCCACTTTATGAAGACTCAACTCATTCAAACATGACATCAGGATTCGGAGTTCCTCGTCATAAGGCCATTAATCAGGGAGATGCTGCTGCCACTTCTGAAGGTGCTGCGAATGATGATGAACAGGATACATTCGACTTATTGACACTTGATGGTGTTGAAATCAAGAAACATGTAGTCATCACAAGAAAAATGAAATGGCAGTCAATTGATGCGTTTGAAACATGGTTGACTGATCATATCGCTAAGCGTATTGCGAATGCAAAAGAAAAGCATATCTTATCAAGATTGGATGATGCAACTTATGGTATTGCAGCTTCAAACGTTATGATTAACAAGACATACACTGCTGATACAATCAGAGAAATCTTTGGTGCAATCGGCGAAAATGGTATCAAGAGAGTCTATGCGAATAACAAGACTATTTATACAGGTTTATTCGGAATCGAAGATAAGATGGGAAGACCATTATTCACTGAAACATCAACTACTGATCCTAAAGTAGCAGGGCGTATCTTAGGTTCTGAAGTCAAAGAAGATGGAAACATCGCTGATGATGTAGCATATTTTGGTGTTCCTGCATCATTATTGACTAATGATTTTGAAGAGTTATATATCCAGTCTGATGTTGAACCAAAGACATTCAAGGACATCATCGGAGGATATTCATTATTCGATGCTGGTCTTGAAAACCCAATCGCGTTTGTAAAGGTTACCTTCACAAGAACACAGGCTACGCAGCAGGGACAGGCTGCTCAGCAGGGGGAGTAACAAAAAGCTATACACAGTCTGAACTGGAATCCATGACTAAGCAGCAAATCTATGATCTAGCTATTGGCCGTGGATATTCCACTGTATCTACTGATGATACAAAGGCTCAGATGATTTCCAATTTTTTGAATGAACAGGGAGGATAAGCAATGCTTGAATACGTAAAACTTACATTGAGAATCAAGACAACTGCATATGATTCATTGCTTTCAGACCTGATTCGAGCAGGTGCTCAGGACTTGGGGCTTGCCGGAGTCGTAAATGATGAACTTGACATTGAACACATTGATGAAGTTGAAGATTCTCTTATCAGAAGAGCAATCGCTACGTATGTATGCTGCAATTTCGGAAATCCAACAAACTACGACAAACTGAAAAAGTCATATGATGAACAAAAGTCTCAGCTCAGCAATGCTACTGGGTATACTGATTGGGGAGATTAATCAATGGCTGAAAGCACAGTATTGAAATTATGCACTGTATCCATCACCAAAGATGAATACAGGCGAGAAAAGAGAGATACGCATAAGAGAGAAGTGTTCTGTACAAAAGAAAGCGTATCGGAGAAGGAATTCTTTGAAGGAAGCCGAAACGGATTCCGACCTGAAATGAAGTTCAGGATGTTCAGTGGAGACTACAATCATGAGCAGATCGTTGAATATGAAGGCACTCCGTATGAAGTCTATCGAACATATGTTCGCTCTGATGAAATGATAGAGCTCTACGTCAAGAGAAGAGAGGGAACGCTATGAGCAACATCAAAGTAAGCCCTGATGAATTTTCTATTACTATGGATGAAATTCTGAAGGACATATCAAAAGAGACTCAGGACGTTGTAAAAGATGCGGTTGGCAAAGCCGGAAGAAAAGGGGCGAAAGTTCTAAGAACTGTTTCTCCTGTTTCTTCGCTTCAAACCTCAGGAAAGTATAGAAAAAGCTGGTCTTGCAAGGTTGAGGAGCATCCTTTCAGCTCCGAAGCAACAATCTACAACAAGCTTCCTGGAATGCCTCATCTTATAGAAAAAGGGCACTCAATTTCCAATCAGTATGGACCAACTGGAGGTCATGCTGCAGCTAAGCCACACATTGATCAAGGTGTAAAGGCTGCTGAATCTGAACTCGAAAGGCTCATAGAAAAGGGATTGTCGAAGCTATGAGAAAGACTGATTTCATGCAGTTTCTTGAAGATGAACTGCCTGTTCCTGTTGTTTTTGGAAGATATTTCAGCGATGCGAACCTGTCGCAGAATACAGGAGGCGGATATTGTGCAGTTCATTTTGTGGAAACACACAATGTTTTTGGCGATGGTCATATCTACAAGAAAGTGGAAGTCGCAGACATCGAACTCATTACAAA